TGGGGGGTCGGGATCAAGGATTAGATCAATTGAAAACGGCATTGAAAACCATGAAAAAATACGATGAAACGCGTGATATTATGAGTATAGAAACATCGGGTTTGTCGGCGTATTTGAAGTATGGTTGCATATCCATTCGTGAAGTATATAGTGGTTTTAAGAAGAAATACGGTAAATTTCATGAACTTGTGCGTCAGTTAATATGGCGCGATTTTTATGCTCATTTGCTTTACTTTTATCCGGAAAATTTGGGGAATTTGTATAATAAGAAAATGAGTGAATTAAAATGGTCGGTAAATAAGAACCATTTAGAAGCATGGAAAAAGGGGGAAACGGGTGTGCCATTAATAGATGCAGGTATGCGTCAAATGAATGAAACGGGATATATGCATAATCGATGCCGTATGTTAGTAGCAACGTATTTAGTTAAAATTCTGCATATTGACTGGCGGGAAGGAGAAAAATATTTCGCTCAAAAGTTAGTTGATTATGATGTGGCGTCGAATTCGGGTAATTGGCAAGCAATTGTGGGTGGGGGTGTTTATGCAATGCCGTGGTTCCGCGTAATGAGCCCATGGGCGCAATCTGAGGAATATGATCCTGAAGCGGTTTATATAAAGACATGGGTGAAGGAATTGGCGTCGATTGAGCCAAAAGTCATACACAAATGGTATAAATATTGCAAAACCCGTGAATATAAGGAAGAATACAGGTGTCCTATTGTAGATTATAAAAAAGAACGCGAGGTGTTTTTGGATTCCATGAAATAAAAATATTGGCAGTTGTTTGGTTATTTTCCGCTGCATTTGCTAAAAAGAAATAAATATTGATTTGTAATTATACAACAAGTCAATATTTAACGACATCCCACTTTCTTCATATCTTCTTGAATATCTACTAATAAATCGCTCGTAGACGTAATAAAAAGGTCGGGGTAAATCGCATGTATAAAGGCTTTCATTGAGCCAATCGCGAGTTTGTATCCAAGACGCGATGAAAACCAAAAATGTTCACTATATGACATACAAACGCGTAATGGATGTGAAAAATAAGAATAGGTAAATTGATTAAAAAAGGATTCCATAATGTAATTATGGAATATGAACATATTTTATACATTCCGGATTTTATATGTCTAGTGAAACCGTGTTTTTATCGGATTTCTGTTTGCGTTTGCTCTTTTTCGGCAACACATTTCCTTGTGCTTCTTTTAATGAATTCACACTTACCATAGATTCTCCCCCCGCTTCGTTTAATCCGTTGTGAATATTGACCTCGCGTGTTTTTAATCCGGACAATATGTTGTCTAGATCAACGTTTTGAGGACCCTTCATTTCGGGTCTAGGACCTTGCATACTTCCAGCAGGAGGTCCTCGAGGTGGCTGTTGCATAGGGGTTCTATCTTGTGTTTGTAGGTTTTCTTGTTGCTGACTAATGTCAATGCCTTGCTCTCTAAACATTGCTCCTCGGCCCATTGCGAGGTCTGGGCGGTTGTTGGGTGCTTCTGTGAATTGCATACCTGGTCGTTGAACTCTACCGTCATTTTTCGTTTGCATAGCCGGAGGAGGAGGTCCAAACGAAGTATTGGGTTTATTATCTGGATTCAACATTTCACTTACAAAATCCATTGCAGGATTCTGATTACTCATACTTTGCACGGTTGCATCGGAAAACATTTTCATTAATTCGGGACTTTGTTTGATCACATCATTGAAACCAGGTGTCGCAGTCGAAAGCGCCTTGTTCGTAATATTCAACACAGCACCACTGAAACCCAGACGCAACAACAATGACAATTCGGGCGCCATTTTTCCTCCCTTGTATTTTTCGTGCAATTCTGCGAAAATTTCGTCGTAACTCTCAATATCTTCGTTGATCTGTTCACCCCAACCATCCAAGTTCAAACCAAATGGATCAAATACCGCATTCGCGTATTCCATTGAACTGACAATAGTAGAAAACCACCAACCCTGCAACTTTACACTGTCCTTTTTACGCTTTTCCTCCATAATGGTTTCATATTCGTCTTCTACTTCGTCAAAATCGGATTCCATAGTAAAATTACTGCTATGCTTTACATGTCCCTTTTCATACCATTCGTCCAATTTCTTCAACATAGCACGCTTTTTACGTCTTTTTTCACGATCGTTCATACGAGGACCTGCAGAAGCAGTTGGTAATTCATTTACTTTAGAGAAACCGTCCCATGTCTTTGTATTACCTACACTTTCCATGGTAGCCGCCCCTAAATTCGATCCATTGTTTTCTTCGCCTAAACTATTCAATTTAATCGTTTCCGTTGCTGAGGGACTTTTTCCTCCTAAATTAAATAGATTCGAAAATCCTCCAAACGAACTATTGGATGTTTCTACATTTTTGGATTCACCGGAAATACCGGATGCCTCGTTTAATTCCTTTTCCAATAAGTCTAAATCATCCATTTCGACATTTGTCGAATGAGAACTCGAAATATTTTTATCATTCATGAGCAATTCAATTCCCGGACCGAAATTCACAGACGGTTTTGAACTGCTCGATGGTTCGGGTTCAAAAGAAGTAGAAATATTCTCTATTTTTTCTTCGTTAATTGACAAAGGAGCTGTTTCCAAATCATTAATGCCAATATCTATGACTTCCATTATGATAGACTAATACAATTTATTTTTAAGTCTTCCGCATAAGTAATTAGTTTTTGCATTTTTAAATAATAAAGCCCCTGTAAAAAACAATCTGCTAAATCATCCTTCTTGGATGTTTCCAACGCCGATTTCCAAGACGAGAACCCCGGATTCGCCTCCAAAAACAATTTGCAAAAATGAATACTGTCTAATTTGTGCTGTTTGTAGGTGTTTTCTTGGGAATCCTTTTTTACTAAATGTTTGAGTTTGTTGGAAGAGGAAATGAATTCCAAGACAAGGGAATCTGATTCGTCTTTCATAATGTAATATTGCGCCAACATACCTTGCAATGTCTTCATTCGCGTAGCAATCGGAGAAATCTGGTTCTCAATAATGACATGCGTCGGGTTTTCCATAATGGTTCGCTCATTTAATAGTTGTTTTAAGGAATGTCCGAGCGTAATTAAATTGACTTCACCTGCTTTTTCTTTCTTCGTGTTGATTTTTTCCAAGAGAAACTTGTCATAATGCGTCGCGATTTCCTCTAAACATTGCTTTTTGGTTTTGGGATACGTCGATGGTTGAAAGATTCCATATGAAAGTCCAAGACTGTGTAATTTTTCGATGGATAATTTCTTCAAATCCGATGGTTTATTCGACTCTGGAAATAAGAAGCTCTTGGAATTCACTATTTTTTTAGCATGTATATTACAAAAACACAAACCGTTTTTTGTATACACGGCCTTCTTACCACATATTTTTGGAGAAGTTTCCAAGAGACGTTTCTTTAAAGGGAGTTCAAAAGAGCATGTTTTTAGGGGTTTTTCGGAGGATTTCATTAGATTTAGAACATTCCAATCAATAATCGAGATTTGTGTGTCTTGGATTTCAAATAAAACATAGGCCATGTTTTTGATTCCCACATCGTAACTAATGAGTTTCATATTACTTAAAAGAATAAGTGTTTTAAGTATTCTTTTAAGGAAGTTTCAATATGCTTATTTATAGTTCTTTTTCAACATTTCTTCTTGGCTCATAGGCATATTTGTCATTCTACGTGCATGCAACTGTTCCTTGCTTAAATATAGGTTTTTCAAATCACTGGACTGTCTATGTTCAATGGGTTTTTCTGATTCATGATAAGAGGAATAGCGAGCAGGTTGTTGGAACATATTGTCGAAATCGCCTTGTTGACTGGGCAAAAAACGCTGGAAATATCCTACGTCGTTTGATGCTTCTACAAAATTGTCGCGCATAATAGCCTGTCCGTTTTTCGTCAAATAATTGCGATATTGCCAATTGCTCTCAATACCCGCTTCCTTTATTAGATTTTCATTTAAGACCGCCTCGGGTTGGTAAGATGCAGTAATATTACGTCCGTCAGCAGTTAAAGGAGGAAACCCTGGGTATTTATTATTCATCGTATACCCGATTGTTGATTTAGGAACAACGTCAGGATAAGCCGATTTTATTGGTTCTTTGCGTGGATAAGAAAACATTATATACTTTCAAGATAAAATGTTTTTTCACTTCTTTATTATGCACTTTCTTCAGTGTTTTTTAATAATTCCAAGATTTCGGTCTTTTTCATCTTTTTTGCATCTTCTACTAAACCTTTCTCCGTGACATATGTTTTTAAATTAGCTACATTCATTTTTGCAAAATCGACGGATTGTGTTTGAAGGGTATTTTCCTCATTCTTTTCTTCGTCTTCTTCGTCGTCTGATACAACTATTTTACTATCTGCATTATCCAGTTGAATCATCATTTGAGTTCCGACTAACTCTAAACCCTCCTTTTCTTCTCCTTCTGATTCAGAATCGGAATCGGAATCGGAGTCTTCATCGGTTTCCTCGTCTAAAATCTCGTCGTCGGACTCGATTTCCTCTACTTCTTGTTGTGTTTGTTCTACTTGTGACATATTGCTAAACATATGTCCTTGTGGAACGGGAATACTCGCCATACCTCCTCTAATTTGCGTTAACTGTTGTTGACTGGATATAACAGCTCCTTTCATTGCATTCACTTCCGATGCAAGTCCATTTACTATTTCAAACATAGTATCGCATTTGGTCTCATTTGCGGTTAATCTTTGTTTAAAGTGATATACCAACAATAAAATCAATACAAAAGCTATTCCTAAACTTAGAAAGAAAAAAGTATCCATAAAACCAGGCATTATTAATATATTGTAAAGAGAGTTACTATATTCTTTTCAAACGAAATATATTTTGTGCAAATATATTATAATCATTGTCATTTATGGAAAACAACAGCAATAGTAATGAAAATAAGAATAGTGTGAATAAAACAATGAAGCAAATGGCGAAAACAGTTAGCAACGGAAATCAGTTATTTTCTACTAAAAACCTTATTATTCTTGTATTGGTTTTATTGCTCATATTAAGCTTTTTAGGCATAAATCTATTGGTTTACGTCGGACGCTTCTTGGAACTTTTGGTAAACATTGTTCGCCCGTTGGTTGACGGACTCATCGGTTTCGTGTTTTATTATATTGGATTGGCGATCAATGTAAGTGCCGATGTAACAGCCGACGTAGCCCGCACAGGTATCGACATTGCAGAAGGCACCGCACATTCCGTAGGAAATTTACTTCAAAACGAGGATAATGTAAGCGGACCTCTTCCTGAACAAAATATAGTATACAAACAATTGTTTGAAACACAACCTTTAGAGGAACAACCCATTCCTTATACAATGGATATTCATCAATCGCATAACGATGCCAGCGAAATCTGGAAAACCACGACCGATATGGCGGAAATGATAATGCAGGAATCGTCCCTTCCAATTGACATTAGGGTTACAGAAAAGAAGGACAAAATTCCCAGCATTTCCATGGAAAAGGATTTAGATGAAACCATTCAAAAAGAAAAACGCCCGACTGTAACAAACGAACAACCCTATTGTTTCGTAGGTGAGTTTGAAGGAAAACGCAGCTGTATTTCTTTAGAGGAAAACGAAACATGCATGTCGAATCAAACGTATAAAAGTGAACAAGAATGTTTGCAAAAACCAGAACCACCACAACAACAACCAGTACGAAGAAACTTGGGCATTGCACCACCCGTTCCTCCAAGAGCCGCTTACAGTCCCCCTATGGGAAATTATTTGCCTCAAGACAAATATGTAATGGGTCAACCAAAATATTATATCAATATGATGAACCCATATTACGCTTCTGAAAACTATCGTATGACGAATCCAAACATAATGGGTCCTAACCCGGGGTTGTATTTACAAAAATAAATAAATCATTTATTAATTTCCAAATAAATGATTTATATACAATCAATAGTATACATTAATGTTTAACGACGACGACGACCTACCTTTCCCAAATTACGAACAAGACCCCTGCATATTTGATTGGGAAGAAGAGTATTTCAAACAGTTCAAATGGTTGGAAAACCAAGACACGAATTCCAGCGAACAACATTCCCTTCATATGCGAAATGTATTTTTACCTATGTTACAGTCATCCATGGGAGTCCATATGTATAATGAACCCCAAGTAACCCTCAATCCAACGGAAAATAGACTATACATGTATTTTATTTCTTTAGAGGAAAATAAGATGTTTTTATACGTGGATTTTAAGGAAGAAAACAATGAAACTCTCATGCAAAGTGCACAAGAAAAATATGGATACATGCAAATATACAAACCACTAAGGATTGTATTTACAATGGAAGTCAAGGATTTATATGACATTGACAAAACCGTAAAACTGTTTATGCATATGTTTGGTATTAATAATACGCGCGGTGGGTCTTATACTTCACTTATGTTAGAAGAAGATCAAATCCGTTTTATAGAAAAGGAAAGAGAAGTCACATGTATCGATCATTATACGTCATCAACGCTATAAGAAATATCTTCTTTTTCGTCGTTGTTTAGACACCAATCCATAAAACGGGATGGATGCCACGTTTTTTGGATTAATTCTTCTTCGTATATTTTGAAATTCGTTTCACATAGTGACCATAGTGATTCATAATAATGCAGTGTTTCGTTTTCTTTCAACTTTTTATTATAATGAAGAGAATTGTAAGATAATAGTTCAAAACAGTCTAGTAATTCTTCGTTTTCTTGAATAAACTCTAGGTTTAGATTGTGATTTATACCCACGTAATCCCATATAACAACGGAAGAATATTTTTCCAAAATAGAAAGAGGTGTTTCTTTATTGAAACTAATTCCGTACCAATCCATAGACAGACGGTTCTTTTTGACAAAATCATAGAGACGTTCTTCATTTATTTCGAAATGTGTAAATAAATAGTGCAAATCCCAATCTTCATCTTTAAACTTATCTATTATTTCCCATGTCAACGATGGATTCGAACTCAACCAATAATAATTCCATGGCAATTTTTCTTCCAATGTCGTTTCGTCTAACACTATTGTTCTGGAAATCACATTCCAATTCCATTTAACCAGGGGGTTTTCTTTAATGATCTGCAATGTAATATTTGAATTATGTGAAAACTCGCTTGCATATTCCCATAAATCACTTTGAATTACGTTTTGCCAAGTGATTTTCTTATTTCGAACGAGATATTTCTTTGACCATGGAAAATGTGAATATTTGCAATATAATGTATACGAAAGACTCTGGTTGTCCGAGCAAAATATATCATAATTCCACGGGACTTCTTTGTGTTTAGAAACCAATGTAAAATCGATGTTTGGATGTATGCTCAATATTTCGAAATCCCAGTCTTCGTGTATATGTGTATCAATAAAATGATAGGATAGATGGTGGAAAATAGAAAGTACTTTATAATCCAAATTGATTTCGGGGTGTTGACAAATAAACCGTTCGGTGATGTTTGGGTTGCAATAGCGCGAATCTTGATGCCAGTCAAATTCCGGATGATTATCCATAAATTCCTGACGAATATTGGGGTTTTGAGAAAGCAAAATCATATTCCAACTTTTTTTTGGATACGCCAAGACTATTTTTTCTAATTCACTATAAAACATATTATATAGTAAATCATTTATTATTTATATTCTTCTAGGATTTGTAAATTTTTATAATGCGCTGTTTTTATCAAATTATTTCCATTGTTTTTCAATAAAATTCGTAATTGCGTGGCCTCGCTTCTTAGAAAAAGTTTCGTCAAATACGGATGACTTTCCTTATCTTCCGGATAATAATGCAATGATTTGTCGACTAAACGTTTGAACCAAATTTCAGGCAACTGTTTAATGTATGTATATGGATCAATAAACGAATATATGAAATCAATGACTTCACATGGGAGATTCAGATCTTTTATTGCGTATTTTGCCATATATAGAACAATCGTAAAATAGTTAAGACGCAACATCGAAAACCAATGGACTTAATTGTGCAGCATTTTCGACAATTTGCGAATTGATTTCGGTTTTCACATTGTTGTTTACATTGGAAATGGTAATTGAACTAATGTTTATAGGATTAACTGAGATTCCTCCAGACGAATTATATTGCTTCGTATCGGTGATTACTTGTAACGTCATAGAATAATTGTATTGAACACAAGACGTTAATTGAAAACTGTTTATAGTACAGTTTCCTAAATATAAATTCGACTCAAAATATCCTTGGTTTTGCAATAAAATAGTCATTTTACTTAGTTCATTGCTATTCATTACATATGCATATTGTAATTGCCCGGTCCCCGTATTGTAGATATTTAATACTATGTGTGTGATTGTGGTTTCAATGATCGATGTAGTATTCGAAGGTTCAAAAATACCAGAAATATTTAGTGAAACGGGAACACGCAAGTCGTATTTATTTGTTAAAAGAGGGGGATTGACAAATATTAATTTGAAAAAAGGATTTTGCGTATTACTAATAACGTTATTTATGGACTCACTTACATAGGGAAATGAAAGATCTTGGTATGCATGGGTGTTTATAGGAAGTGTTTTGGAAGAATAATTATATAACGGCACGTTGGATGTAACGCTTGGAACATCACCTATACACACATGACTATTTACCTTGGTGGATCTGGATAATTTTGACCATACTTCTTTTTTGGTTATTTTGTTTTGCTGACTATTGTGTAATAATACTTCTTGTTTTCTACGTTCATTTATTTGTTCTATTGTAAAATTGGCATAAGGGCATGGAAATATTGTAGCGCGCGTTTTGTTGCTATTGACTATTTGTAAATATTCTTGTCTATCGGCCAATTGATCATTACAAAAATTAGTTAAACTCTGTAAATAACTAATTACATTTGTTTCGTCGTTTTTTGAAACCGTAGGTTGTGATTGTTTATTTGGACAAATAAGACTATTATTACCTGGTGTAAATGGACCATCTGTAATGTAATTTGACATACAATATATTACTATATAAACATATTGTATTTTATTTATGTGCACTTAATAGTTTGCATTATACCATAAGTTTGACAAATAATATGGGAATCCACTGGCATCGTCACTTGCACCTGCGTCTGAAGCCTTGCTATTTCTACCCCAAATAACAATATTGTTGATTTGGAACACGCTCAATGCACTGTCGAAATATTGCAAATTGGAAATATTTCCATTGAATCCGCCATTGGAACAAACATATATGTCTTCGTAATTTTGCAAGGGAACATCTTGTAATATGATTCGGTTTGCAATTGTTCCATTAATATAGGTGTCTAAAGTGGTATTTTCCAAGCGAATTGCACAATGGAACCATTTTTGTAATGGAACGTCTTTGATGACCATTAAATCACGTGCATTTGTCGTGGAAACAGTGCTCATAGCCACAACCATATTTACACGGCCTTCTTGGGAAACATTGTTATCTAAATAGAGACCAGGACCACTGGATACCGTAGACATACCTTTATAGGGTCCTTCGGAAAAGAAAGTTCCGTTTCCTTTATTGAAAATAAGAGCATAATCATTGCTTTCGGATGTTTTGACGTCGTTAATGAAAATCCAAACTGACCATGTAAATTCCATACCACCGGATTGGTTATTGGATCGTAAAATCGGAATCGAATTTTGCTTTGTAGGGTCTTGGGAAACGACTAAACTACTTGATCCGTTTAATGTGCCAGATACAATCATCGGATTCCCCTTTGGTCCTGTAAAATATCCAATAATCATTACGCCTAAATTCAATAAAAATACAAAGGCAATGAGCACAAATATTAAAAAAGCGAATTTTGCAATGATCGTGTTGGAATTTAAGAAACTATTGCTTGCGTCGACCACGGAAGCATCGCCGAAACTATCTAAACTGTTTGATACTTGTTCACTTGCAGAAGTAATATTATCTGATACACTACTCGCAGCAGCAGCGCCGGTATCTGCCACATTTTTACCAAACTCGGAAATATTTTGACCTACATTTGAAAAGAATCCGGGTTTATTTTCTCCTGATTCGTTGGGCTTTTCTTCGTTGTTCATTATCTATATATTGTTCCGATTTTTTTAATGAAACTTATTTCATTAAAAACGTTTATTTATAGGTTCCACGTATAAGAAGATTCTTGCACATTGTTCTTGTCAATGGAAATGTTAATACTGTATGCATTTAAGAAATTCGATACAGCACTTCCAGATCCAGCCATATATGTATCCCATGCTTCTTGGGGACCAATGGGTCCAGACCAGTTTTTAAAACCGGAAATATAAGCATCCCAACCACTTCCTAAAATGACAGGGTCGTCTTGGGGAGTTCCAGGAGATTGTGGATAAGCACTTAACTGCACAGAGTTGACTAATTTACCATCAATATAACAATCCACAATGTTATTATCTGCACTCACAATCACATTTGTCCAAGCTTGCAATGGGAAGTTTTCAGTAACCGTAATTTGTTGTGTTTCACCATTGGAAAGTTTGATATCGCAATATAAGGTTGGTTGCACTTTAGCTAAATATAATTGAATGTTGTTGTTTCTAGCGAAAATGACTTTATTACTTGTTGTATCCCAGGTATTTACATATACCCAAATCGAATATGCGTAACGGGTAGATGAGCCACTTGGAATACTGGTAATCGATGCGTTTGTTCCCTTTAAACTAGCGGATTGTGATAATGTGCTCGATTTACTTACGAAATAAACGTATAAAATATAGATCAACACAATAACAATAATAGCTAAAATAATGGTTGTCCATGTTCCGTCCATATTATATATATATGGGATGATTTTTTATTGAGCTGAATTCTGTTCTTTTTTTTCTCGTGGGACAGGTGGGTTACTATTTGCAAAAATATTGTATTGGAATGCAATTTGCTCGGATGTTAATGGACGTTTATAGTATTCTACGTTACAAACGGCTCCATCGACTCCGAATTCATCTCCAATTGTAATCGTATCTAAATCACTGTATTGAGGAATGAAAGATTGAATAGTTGTATCTTTGGTGGATGCGTTTTCACCTGATAAACGGAATGTTCTTTCCAATTGTCCGTTAATAAACAAGTCTACCTTGTTGTCACTATAATTCAAAACCACTTGGTTCCATTTTTGAGAAGGCATTGAAACGGGATAAAAGGTATCTTTCATCGAATTATAACTGTCTTTATTTAAAAAGTCGAGTTCATTGTCAATGTAGTGGGCGTCATTTTTCATGATATCTAACTTTCCTTCCTCTACTACAATACTGTGTTTTAAGTCGTTTACTTGATCAGTCGTTAATGATTTTGATTGTATGGCGGTGTTTAGTTGTTCTATGTTTTTATTTACGCTTTTGATTTGTTTTGTGTTGGTGAGTTTTTCCTTGTATTTCTCTAAACTTGCTACTTCTTGTTTAAGCTCTTGGGATTCTTGATCGGTTAATGTAGGATTCGCGACTAAAACCGCATAATCCACTAATTTTTTTTGTACAATTGTGATTTCGTTTTCAAGTTTTTGATCAATGTCTTGGAGTTTTTCCTCTAAAGCTATGTCTTTATAATTGACATAATAAAACACGAATTTGTTTCTTTCCATGGGTTGATCTGTTACATTTCCGCCGCCATAATAAGTGACCAATGGTTTGACTTGATACATTCCGTTTTTATCTAAATATCCGTAATTTAAGATTTGACTTTCACGAGAATAATGATAATTTGAGGGACTTTGGTTGTTTACAAAGACCCAAAATGAAATGGCATAGTTTCTTGGAAAATAAGGTTCGTGAATACCCATTTGTTGTTGTTCTGTGCTGGGTTTTACTTTTAACATTGAACTCGTAGCAACGATTTGTTTACCTTTGTTTAAAGGAGTTACGTTTTTCACCAATAACAAACTGTCGTTTGTGCCGATCATGTAATTGGACAAATTGGGTAAGAAGAAATATAATACAATCAATAAGACTTCCAGTATAATAAAACCGTAAATTGCGACGGGTGTCAGTTGGAATTGTTCCAACAAATAGACCCATAAATCGTATAATGCACAAGGCAAGTAAAACAGTACGTCGGCCACAAATCCAGACCATCCCTTTAATTTGCTCAAATAATTGATCAATAAATTATATACCAAGGCCAAGGCGATTAAAATAATTGCCGTTAACAATAAATAATTGAACGTTCCTGTAATGTTTAGATCATAGCCAGTAGAAAGAGCATAATAATAAACAACGGCACCCAAAATAACAAATGCACCAAACATTTCTAAAAATGGGCGTCGGTTGTTTTCGTGCGATACTAGATTCAATAAAATGGCGAAAATCATAATCAATGGAAACATGTAAACAAAAAAGTATTTGCTCGTATTATAGGTTGCACTGCCAGGATTTGATATAATATTATACAACAAAATGCACACAATTAGGAAAACAATACTCGAAACAGTATATTTTATAATGCAATTTCGCCATTCATTGTTATTTTCAATTTGACCAGTCATTTTTCCTTTATTTTCTCCTGTGTTCATATTTTATATATAGTTCCTTATAAAATATGAAGATTTGTTTTCCGTTATAACAAAATATAACTATGTACTAACTTATCTATTTTCCGAATAATGTTTTTCTTTTCCTGGTTGTAATCGCGTATTACTTCTAAACATTGCTCGTAATTCCTCCATTCCAATTTACTCACTTCACTCTCTTGAAACACACTCAATTGTTTGCTGTTTTCATATGTGTAATTCATTACATAATACTTGTGTTTATAGGATTTATAATTTGAACCTGTGAAAACTTCCTCAAAAGGGAGTATATTTTGAATGTTTGTTAAATATCTACTTGACATACCCGTTTCTTCTTCGAATTCGCGCAAAGCACAATCAAAGTCCGTTTCGTAATTGTTTCGACGACCTTTTGGAAACCCCCATTCGGGTTCTTTCCAGTGAAAAGACCGCGAACTTTCTTCAATCAAATCATTTAACGTATAGGTTGTGTCGTTTTTCGCAATGATTCCATTGCACAGCATATCGAATTTTTCACGTGAAGATGCTTCTTCATTTTTATATAAGGGCGACAGTTCTTCTTTGTCTGACCAAACATGGTTCCATAATTCGTCAAAATTGCCATGTTTCATTCGCTTTTTCTCATCTTCGGTCATTTGATTTAGCATATTTAAAATATAGTGTTTGTTTTTCACGTTGTATTTGCCACGCATAAAATCAATATGTCCCAATGTGTCTTTTCTGCGGATCATTAAATATTGAATTTCATTTTGCGGTGTTTTACGAAAGGCAATAATACCGATGCTTGTAATGGGCATTTTACATAAATTAAACACGTGTCCGATTTTACCACAATTGTTACAATAATGATTATTTGTTTGCATGTTCTAATTAAATATATTTGTTCTTTAGTGTTTATATACTTTCTAATTAAATGGAAACTATGGATGAAAAATATAACAAGGAAAAAGAAAATCAATATTTACCTCCCGAGTTCACTCCTCTAAACGCACAATTATTTGATCGTCAAGTATGGGAACCTCATTATTGGTTTTTCTTTCATACCATTGCGCATAGTTATCCGGCCATTCCAAATGCAGTTACCAAGAGAAAATACTACGATTTTATACAGAATATTCCGTTATTTATACCGAATCCGGAAGTGGGCAACGAATTTAGCAAGTTATTGGACGATTATCCCGTTTCGCCTTATTTAGACAGTCGCGATTCGTTTATTCGGTGGGTGCATTTCATAAAAAACAAGCGCAATGCGTTTTTAGGAAAAGAAGAGATTTCGCTGTTTGCATCTTTGGATGAGTATCGAAATAATTATAAACCCGTGCAATTGAAAATTTCCGAGCGTTTGCAACTGAAAAAGGAGTATATTGTGATGGTCTTTACTGTATTATTGTTGGTGTTTTTGTTTTTCTTCTATAAATAGGGTTTTGTAAATAGTTAATATGTCCTTATATATTAACTATGCGTTTTGAGTTGCTATTGTTATTAATTGTTGCAGGATTATGCTTCCATATTTATAGCGAAGGTAAATACTGGAAAAAATTATTGGTATATAAGAAATATGCGCAAATGGCGGGTATTTTGGTGGCCGCATGTATTTTATATGTTTTAGTCAAAAAGAATCCGGAAAACGCCCAAAACATCATATTGGGATCCAACGAATATTTAAAATACCTGCCTGTTGACAAAAATGCTACTTCTTTATTATCCCCTGTCTTGGACTTTACTGGAAGAAGAACCTTTTCACAAGGTCAAGGAACACCTGAACAACTCGGAGTTGACAATCAATACAACCATCCTATCTTACAAGTTCCAAGACAAAACAATCAATTACAAACCATTTTAGAATCAGGTAAAAAAGGCACAAAACGATCTGTAAGCGAAACCAAGAAGAAATTCGTCGCTTCGAGACAAAACTGGTGCTGTGGCGGTTGCAAGAAACAATTAAATGCTTGGTTTGAAGTAGATCATAAAATACGTTTAGCAGATGGCGGATCAAATCACGTGGACAACTTAATTGCTTATTGTAGAGAATGTCATGGTCAGAAAACGACAATGGAAAATCTATAAATTGGTCCTCTTTTAGTTCGCTATATACAGCCACATAAATATAATCTTAATTTATATAGTTATAAATTAATGTTAGCATCGCATCAAGAAGAACCTATGCCAAAAACAGTGAAAATTACCAAGAAAAAGAAAGTAAACCAAGACAAACCACAGGCAGCAGCACCCATTCCAACACGCATATTAAATGAACCAATGTTTAGAGGAGAAGAAAAAGAAGATGCAAAACAAGAAGAGGAAAAGGAAGAATTAGTAGAAGAAGAAGAAGTTAAATTGCCACAAAATCAAGAAAACAAACCGAATGTGATCTTAAATGACGTATTGGCGACGGTTCCTCAAAACACCAATTCATATAGGCGAAAAAAGGAAATCATTGAAAGCGAAGTTGCAAATCAATTGGAAGACTATGACTTTCTATATCCTCATTTAGATGATCGGGAATTTTCTTATAAAATCGCTAAACATAAGGAATTCTATGAAAATCGGTATGATGGAACAATACACAATGTAGAAGAATATGCAAATAAAATGTGCAATGCGAGTTTTGAGTTAATGCCTCATCAAATTTTCGTGAAGAACTTCCTCTCTTTTGAAACACCGTATAATAGTTTGTTTTTATACCACGGTTTAGGAACAGGTAAGACGTGCAGTGCCATCGGAATCACCGAAGAAATGCGATCTTATATGAAACAAGTGGGCATTAAAAAACGAATTTTGATTGTTGCATCGCCCAATGTCCAAGACAATTTCAAAATGCAGTTATTTGATGAGCGTAAATTGAGAGAAACCAATGGTGTATGGAACATACAATCTTGTCTTGGAAATTCACTCTTAAGGGAAATGAATCCGACTTCTTTGAAAAACATTCCGAAAGAAAAGGTCATTTCACAGATCCAATCGATTATCAATAATAATTATTTGTTTATGGGATATATTGAATTAGGCAATTACATTCGCAAGAAAACAAACGTGTCCGAAGAATCCGGGTTTAACGAAAAAGAGCGCAAGAAAATGGAAATCGAAATGATCCGCCGTGAATTTAATAACCGTCTTATTGTAATTGACGAAGTTCACAACTTAAAAGTCACACAAGAAGGCCAAGACACCAAAACCGCACAATTGTTAATGAAAATCGCTAAATATTCCGACAATATGCGCATGGTTTTATTATCGGCGACTCCCATGTATAACAGTGTAGAAGAAATCATATGGATTACGAATCTCATGAATTTGAATGACAAACGCTCGACGATTGCAAACAAAGAAGTATTTGATAAGAATGGTGCGTTTAGAGGAGAAAAGAAGGATGACAATGGGGTTGTTATCCAAGAAAGTGGTTATGATTTATTGCAACGAAAACTCATGGGGTATTTTTCCTATGTTCGCGGTGAAAATCCATATACCTTTCCTTATCGTATATATCCCGATTTATTTGCTCCAAACAATACTTTCGAGGAACCAACTACCACATTAGGTAGTCTTGGAAATGCAGCTCAAGCAATCGTCGGAAATTATGCGAAAAAATACCGTTTACCGACTTTACAACTAAATGGCAAGAATATTGAAACACCATTGGAACACACTCCGTTATATGTAAATGAAGTTCAAACATACCAAGAAGCGGTTTACGAAGTTATTCTCAAGAAAACTCAAGACGAAATGGACAATGGAAAAGTTGATTACGAGGATTTAGACAAATTCGGATTTCGCATGTTGCAATCACCCTTGGAAGCATTGACCATGGTGTATCCGAACGAAATCATCGACAAATACGTAGAAGAACCACAATCATCCCATAGTGAAGAATTATTTTCAATAGTCGAACAACACATAGGAAAAAGGGGACTCTATAATGTAATGAATTTCGTGGACGATACGCGAAAACCCGTTCCCTTAAAACACAGTTATTCATATAAACCGGAAATAGTGGAAAAATATGGTCCTATTTTTCGGGAAGATGTCTTGGAAAAATACAGTTCCAAGATCCATTCGATTATCCAAAGTGTAAAAAAATCCACGGGAATTGTCATGATTTATACGCAATACATCGACGGTGGCGCTCTACCAATTGCACTCGCTTTAGAGGAAATAGGATTCGCACGTTACGGAACATCTTCAACCACTAAATCCCTTTTTGAAAAGCCACGTGCAGACCCATTGGATTCGAAAACAATGAAACCGCGCAGAGAATTGGAAAACAAGACACAATTTAAACAAGCGAAATACGTAATGATTACGGGTGACAAGGCTTTTTCTCCTCAAAACACCAAGGATTTGAAGGAAGTCACACGGGTCGAAAACAAAAACGGTGAATTAGTAAAAGTGATTTTGATTTCCCGTGCGGGTTCAGAGGGTTTGGATTTCAAAAACATTCGCCAAATACACATTGTTGACCCTTGGTATAATACAAATCGTATTGAGCAAATCATTGGAAGAGGTGTGCGCAATTTGAGTCATTGTATGCTGCCTTTTGAAAAGCGAAATGTAGAAATATACATGCATGCAAGTTATTTGAAGAAGAATTCGAATAACGAAGCGGCGGACGTATATGTATATCGTTTAGCGAAAAACAAGGCTTTAAAAATCGGTAAAGTAACGCGATTGTTAAAAGAAATATCGGTTGATTGCATTGTGCATATAGGACAAACGAATTTTAGCGTGCAACAAATCTCGACGGTTGCGGAAAATCAAAACATCGAATTGGAATTGTCTAGTTCACCAAATAAGATCAAATACGAAGTCGGCGATAAACCATTTAGTAGTTTGTGCGATTACATGGATAATTGTTCCTATAAGTGTTTGTCGCGCGATGTAAATACGATTCCCGAGCGCGAATTAATTGAGACGAATTATTCGAATTATTTTGCCAATTCCAATGACGAACGTATTAGCCAGCGCATTATAAATCTGTTCCGTGATCAACGTGATGGACAATACTTCTATTCTTTAGAGGAAATCGTGGCTTACGTAAATGTAGTAAAACAATATCCAATGAATCAAATCTATGCGTCACTTACGAAAATGGTAAACAACAAAAGCGAATTTATTTACGATAAATATGGACGACGCGGAAATTTAGTAAACAAGGGATTGGTATATGCTTTCCAACCAATCGAAATAAATGACGACAATATTACGATATTTGAACGCAAGGTTCCGGTCGATTACAAACGCCCAAATGTAGCCTTTGAAGAAAGGAAATCCTTTAGCGAAAAGACAGACAAAATTAAAGACGACGCTTCTTTATACGCAAGTGATTATACTACTTTGCTGCAACAAATGGTCAAAAATCTGGAAGACGCAAGTTCGCTACATAACATTACATCATCCGATCAAAATTGGTATCGCCATGCAAGTCGCGTGATGAATCAAATGCAAATGGTTCACAACATTGGTTTTGACGAAATACGCAAACACATTATATTACATAATGTCGATTTTCTCATGCCCACTGAAAAGAAGATTCTCATGGATCATTTTTACGCAAAAGTCATTGATTATGAAAAACTAAGCGAAATCGAAAAAACAATCAAGGATTATTTGGATTCAAAAATCATTCGCCATAAAAACAAAACCGGATTTTTATTATACGAAGACGATAAAGTAAACATCTATGTCCAAGACGGAGATAAAGGAACATGGAAATTGGCCGAACCAGAAGACAAGTATATTTTTGAACAATCCGGTTTGCTAAAAGAGACTTTGCATGCAAATAACAGTGATTATTTTTCCATAATGGGCTTTATTAATGTGTTCCGTAACAACAAGGAAATGGTATACCGTTTGAAGGATTTAACGCAAATGCAAAACAACAGTGGAACACGTATTAGTGGACAAACACCTGGAAAGGGAGTTTTAATACGTTATTTAAATACAATTTTAGGACAAGAAATATACAGTTTAGAGCAATCAAAAGAAATCATGCAATTGGGTGTTTGCGTTATTATTGAAATCGTTTTGCGTGATTATAATGAAAAGCAAAAAGACGATAAAATCTGGTTTTTGAATCCCGAACAAGCGCGTTACAATAATATCTCAAAATACCGCATTTCTAAAAAATAATAAAATTGATATAAACATTTAAAACTATAATAAGTATATAGAACTGCATTATGTCTAAAGTAATCATACGTAAAACAAAGAAGAAGGAAGATACCAAGGTGTATGGTGTCTATTTGCGTTCGATGTTGGACAAAAAGGTCATGTTGCATATTAATGAAATCGGTAGAACATTGAAAGCGAATTTAGAGCGTAAAATCAACAATGAAATTGCAGGAAAATGTATTGACGAAGGGTATATTAAGCCGAACTCAATTAAAGTAACCAGTTATTCCAGTGGAAATGTTCATGGAGAATACGTGGAATACCAAACCATTTTCGAATGTATGTTATGTATGCCCGTCGAAGGTATGTTGGTGGATTGTGTATGTAAAAGCGTAACCAAGGCCGGAATTCACGCAGAAGTAGTAGATGAACAAGGAAATATTCCTTTAACATTATTTATTGCACGTGATCATCATCATTTAAATGAAAAAATGGGAAAAATACAAGAAAATGACAATATAGTTGTTACAATTATAGGTATTCGTTTTGAGTTAAATGATAAATACATTAGTGCGATTGCGAAACTACAAAGTTAACGAGTTACAGTTGTGCGAGTGGTTGAAAACAAACACTTACAATGAAAGCATTGATTTCTCTCTAAATCGGAATTCCACGTTTCATGACAATCAGAGTGATATTTACAATTACATATTGTACATATGTAATACGTGTTGTTCTTTTTTATGGGTATTATTTGAGAACAAAACTGACACGTAAATGCATTTTTAAAATAATAATTATATCCCTTTGTAAATATACTCGGTGGAGTGATTATCATAAGGACTTGATTTGCGCGTATTGGCTCATTTTCAGACGAAACAGACACTTTTATCGCTTCGACTGTATGTAAAATATGCTCACTGGGTATAGTAAGTTCATCACACATGATTCGTTGTACGTGTGTTGTAATAACAACAAATAATTCAATTTTATAATGTTTAATAGAATCCATTTAAACATTATTAGGCACGTTCATATAATAATGGACTCAAAAGCAGTCGATAAATTGGAAAAAATAAAACTACAAATCGAAAAGATGAACATTGCACAACAAGTTGAAGTGCTAAAGATCTTAAACGGAGACGACAAGGTCATTTTAAATGAAAACAAAAGCGGTATTTACGTGAATCTATCCTTTTTACCAGAAGAAGTGGTGGATAAAATAGACAATTTTGTAAAATATGTCCAAGACCAGGAAAAATCCCTAAATGTCATTGAAGACAAGAAGGAAAATGTGAAAATCGAATACTTTGAGAGCTTATAGGTTTTATAAAAGAATATAAAGACAATCCTATACAAGCTATTATCCTGTAAAAATAACAATGTCCAATTGTTATTCTTATTTAAATCAAATTTTTTATACACCTAAGAAATTTGATCATAATTGGGAATGGTTCAATGCATATATGCTAAACAAAGAAAATCTGGAAACATTCTGCTCGGTAAGTTCGAATCCGCAGGTAAAGGAAATCGAACAAGTAAAAATAATTGAAGATGTGCAGCCCAATCAAAAAGACAGTTTATTTTGGTGTATTTACATATTGTTTCATGGCGTTGTGCATTATCAAACGATCCAAAACAAACATAAAAACACGGAAATGGACGAGAAACAGTCCATATTGAAATTCATAATCGAAAACGCAACAATGATAAAAGAACAT